GGAGTCGCAAGACTCCCCCCTTTCTATTTAATAAATACCTTTATGGCAACAATACCAGACTCAGAATTTCTAACTGACAAGAGTAGACCAGACAACCACAACTATCTGGCTATTAACTATTTCAGAGTAAACATAGGAAGAGCGCCTACTGCTTCTTATTTTGCTCAAGAGATTAACCTACCATCCATTAGTAATGCAGAACTAATGCAACCAACAACTCTAAGCACACAGATTCCAATGCCAGGAAACTTATATACATTCATGCCATTGACTATGAAATTCTTGATTGACGAAAACATGAGAAGTTGGAAAGAGATTTACGATTGGATTATATCGATCTCGAATCTAAAATCGACTACAGGTGCTATAAAGCACGCTGACAAGGTTTCTGATATCAATGTGCTTATCACAAACAGTGCATATAAGCATAAATTCCAATTTACTTTTAGAGGGGCATTTCCAATATCTTTGTCTGAAGTTCCCCTTGCTGTTACGGCAACCGACACAGTTCCTTTGACTGCCACGGTTTCGTTTAAGTATGCCTTTTATGAATTCAAAGTCTTGACTTCATCATAATCTGAAGTATACTATTCGCTATGACTTTTGATGAACTCAAAGAAATGGTCAAAAAGGATATCTCTTTGGACGAGACACAACTCGACAAAGAATCCGCTCGTACCCCACAAATTCACAACAAGTATCTTCTCTTCTTTATGGAAGAGAAACTATCGCTTACCCGGATGGAATCTGAATTGGCGGTTCTTCGCAAGAAGAAGTGGATGTATTTCAGTGGTAAGATGAGTCAAGAAGAATTAGATGATAACGGGTGGGAACAGTTCGATCTCCACATTCTGAAGAATGATATGGATAATTTCATCGAAGCAGATGATCAAGTGATTAAGCAAAAACTCAAGGTTGAATATCAGAGAGAAAAAGTTAACTACCTAGAGAATGTAGTGAAGATCATCAATAACCGTCAGTGGAACATTCGTTCTATTATTGATTGGGCAAAATTCACTAATGGCCAGTAAATAAATACTGGTATATGTCTGACTTAGTGATTGAAGATTTAGATTCTGTTTATATAAAAGTCAATTGTGAAAGAAGTATTGCCAAAGAACTAAACCAATACTTCACCTTCGCAGTACCTAATTATCAATTTACTCCTGCCTATAAGAACAAAATCTGGGATGGTCAGATTCGTTTATTCAATTTGTTTACACACACAATCTATGCAGGATTGTTGGATTATGTAATTAAGTTTGCTAGTGATAGAAACTATACAATTGAATACCCACAGCATTCTGATAAAAACTATACAGAAGAACAAGTGGCTAAGTATGTCGAAGAATTCATTCGACCAACTGCGTCTGGTAAAAGAATCAGCGCGCACGATTACCAAATCAAAGCAATAACTCATGCCATAAAGAAGGAAAGAACCCTTCTGTTATGTCCAACTGGTAGTGGTAAGTCATTGATCATTTACTGCTTGATGCGATTCTTCTTAGATCATATCAAACCAGAAAAAAAGATTCTTATCGTAGTTCCTACCGTTGGATTAGTCTCACAGATGTACAGTGACTTTGAAGATTACTCAAAGGAAAACAAATGGTCTGTTGGAAGACATTGCTATACAATTTCATCGGGTAAAGAAAAAGATACACATAAGCGTGTAGTGATTTCTACTTGGCAAAGCATCTATAAAATGCCAAAAGAATTCTTTGAACAATTTGACATGGTAATTGGTGATGAATGTCATTTGTTTAAAGCCAAATCTTTATCATCACTTATGTCCAAACTTACAAGTTGCCCAATTCGTGTTGGTACAACTGGAACACTTGATGGAACCCATACACACAAACTAGTGGTAGAGGGATTATTCGGAAGGGTATTACATGTTACTACAACCGCTACACTCATTGAAAAGAACCTCTTGTCAAATCTGTCTATTGACTGCATTCTACTTCAATACTCTGATCGAGACATTGAAGAAGCAAAACGAATGCTGTATAAAGAAGAAATAAAGTGGATTATTCTCAATAACAAACGAAACAAATTCATAAAGAATCTTTGCTCTAGTCTTAAAGGTAATACATTAGTTCTTTTTAACTTTGTAGAGTTGCATGGTAAGCCTCTCTATGATATGTTCAAAAAAGAAATACCAGACAAAGACATCTACTTCATTCACGGTGGAACTGATGTAGATCAACGAGAAGAAATAAGAAAGGTAGTAGATAAAAATGACAACTCTATTCTCTTGGCTTCCTATGGAACCTGTTCAACTGGCATTAATATTCGTAATATTCACAATGTCGTATTTGCTAGCCCGTCAAAATCTGTTGTTCGTGTTTTACAATCGATTGGAAGAGGTCTACGCAAAAGTGAAACAAAAACTGCGGTGAATGTTTACGACATTGGTGATGATTTAAGGCATAAGAAATATCGCAACCACTCACTAAACCATATGGATGAACGCATCCGAATATATACTAAGGAGAAGTTTAAGTATAAATTGGTGTCGCTGCAACTCAAGGAGAACCAATGACAGAAAACTACAAAGTAATCAAGTTAAGAAGTGGTGAAGAATTGATTGCTCAGATTGTAGCAAGCGATGAAGGAAAAGTGACTTTGTTTAGACCTATGGTTTTTAAAACAATAGTCATGCAAGATCCTATGGGTATACCAAGAGAAGGGATAGTTCTTAAGAATTGGTTAGCATTTGGTAATCAAAAAGAAACAACTATTCCATCAGATTTTATTGCAACAACATTAGAGCCAACTAATGATGTAATGAGTTACTATTTGGCAGAAAAAGAACGAGATGATGTGTCTTATCAAAAGACACCAATGGAAGAATTTTCCAAAGAACAAAAAAAACAAAAGAAAGAAAATACAGAAGACATAGAAGATATGTTATCTGAATTATTTGGCAGCATATTTGGAGAAGCCGAAGAAGATAAAGGAAAATCAAAGAAAAGAAAAAGCAAAGATAAAGAAAACATCATACACATGAGTATGGTTTTTAGCCCAGAAGCATTGGCTCATATGATCAATGAAGGTATGATTGATCCTAGAGATATTATGGATATGATAAGACACTTTGAATTGGATAAACCAAAGCGTAAAAAGAAAAACAACCGTGAATCTATTAATGATAAAAAATTCACGGGTGATCAAAAAGAACGAAAAGATTTTGGTAATAAATGGACGGACTGGAATCCTGATCCAAATGCTGATGACTATAAGTAATAGAGTATTACTAAGGTCTTTAAAGAAACTAGTATCTTTCTCATACCAGACACAGAAATTGTAATAACCTCGTCAAGAGAAATCAAGCGATTTTTCTTGATTTTTACATAGGCGTGTTATAATACTCGCGTAGGAAATATATTATGGCGAAAAAGAAAATACTTAATAAGAACAAAAAACCAACGGAAAATAGTTCATATTATTTCGTTGCTCATGTTGATTCAGATGGAGAAGTAACTCCACTTCTACTCACTGACATAGAATATGAAAAAGCCAAAAAGAGAGCAGAAAAGAATCCAGAGGATGTTCCGGTGGATTTTATAGTATTTTCTCAAGAGCATAGGAAAGAAAATGGCTAAAAAGAAAAAACAAAAGACTGAAGAAAATATAGAACCAGAGTTATTAAAAGAAGTAGAAAAAGATCACTACATCGATAATAAAGAGTTCTATAAAGAAATGGTGGAGTGGAAAAAACTCTGCAAAGATGCAGAGGAATCGGACGAAAAAAGACCACCAATAACAAATTACATAGGCGAATGCTTTATGAATATCGCAGAGCATTTGTCTCGAAAAGCCAACTTTATGAACTATCCATACAGAGAAGAGATGGTTTCAGATGGCGTAGAGAACTGCCTAATGTATGCTCATAACTTTGACCCGGAAAAATCAAAGAATCCATTTTCATATTTCACTCAGATAATCTATTATGCATTCCTGAGAAGAATAGAAAAGGAAAAGAAACAAGCCTATGTCAAGTTAAAGATGACTGAACTTCTAGACGATGGCTCTTTCCATAGATGGTTTAAAGAAAACTATTTTGAGAAGGATAGCGTTCAAGAAGCATTGACTGAGCATTTCCAAATATCAGAAAACGATATAAAGAAGTTTGAACCAAAGAAGAAAAAGAAAAAGCGTAAGAAATGAAGATTGCAATTATTAATGATACCCACTTTGGCGCTAGAAATGACTCGCCATTGTTTCTCGAATACTTCATGTCTTTCTTTGAGAAGCAATTCTTTCCTTACTGCAAGGAACAGGGTATCACTAAAGTTCTGCATTTAGGCGATCTGATGGATCGTCGCAAGTATGTGAACTTTCAAACTCTTGCAGAAGTTCGTAAGCGGTTCATTGGTTGGTTTGAGGAAAACAATGTAGAGTTGCATTGTATTCTTGGAAACCACGACACATTCTACAAGAATACGAATCAAATTAATTCAGTACGCGAATTGTTTCACTCATCAGTACATCTATACGAAGAACCAACTCTTCTTGAGTTTGATGAACTCAAGATTGCTATGGTTCCGTGGATCAATAAAGAAAACGAACAAGCGTTTCAAAAATTCATCAAGAGTTGCCCTGCATCTATTATTTGCGGGCATTTTGAGTTAAACGGATATGAAGTAATTCAGGGAATCAACTTTGAAGGTGGCATGGATGATTCTATCTTCTCTTGTTATGATATGGTTCTCTCTGGACACTTCCACGGCAAAGCATCCAAGAAGAATGTTCACTACCTAGGCACACAGTATCAGATCACATTCTCTGATGCTCGGCTCGTCAAAGGCTTTCATGTTCTTGATACAGAAACGCGAGAGTTGGAATTCATTGAAAACCATGAGAGAATCTATCATATTATTGCCTATGATGATTCTAAATTAGATCCACTTGGCACAGACTTTTCAGCATATAAGAATTCATATGTAAAGGTTCTTGTAGCCAAAAAGAAAGATCCAGTTAAGTTTGATCTATGGGTTGATAAGATGGTTCAGGCTGGTGTGATTAATTTGAACATCGTTGAAGAAATACCGGAGACTTCCACAGATGAGGTCGATGTAACTCAAGATACGATAAGTATTATTAATGAAGAAGTAGATAAACTTGAAATATCAGAAGATAAAGGTAAAATAAAGTCATTGATTCATGAACTCTATATTGAGAGCCTTTCTACATGATTGTATTCAAGAAAATCAGATTTAAGAATTTCGGATCATTCGGTAATACATTTACAGAGATCTTTCTAGATTCAAGAAAGAATACGCTAGTTTCTGGTACAAACGGAAACGGTAAGTCTTTTGCTTTTCTAGATTCTATTACCTTTGCTCTGTTTGGTAAACCATTCCGAAAGATCAACATCCCTCAACTTGTAAACACAATCAATAAGAAAGATTGTCTTGTTGAGTTGGATTTTGAAATTGGAACAGATAAGTATCTTGTTCGCCGCGGTCTTTCCCCAAAGATCTTTGAGATCTTCAAGAATGGCGAGTTGTTAAATCAAGACGCAAAGAACAAAGATTACCAAGAACACTTCGAAGAACAGATTCTGAGAATGAATTATAAATCATTTACTCAGGTTGTTATTCTAGGCAGTTCTTCTTTTGTTCCATTCATGCAACTTCCTGCTGCCGATAGACGATCCGTTATTGAAGACATTCTTGACATCAATGTATTCACATCAATGAATACTATTCTTAAGGGAAGAATTTCAGAAACAAAGACTGTGCTACATGCATATGATTCTGATCTAAATCTTGAGAATGAAAAGATGCAGTTGAAGAAGAAGTTCATTCAAAGTCTGAAGAACAAGAGCAGTGAGTCTATCGACAAGATCAATGAAAAACTCAAAGCATTGAATGCAGACTGTGAAAAGATTTCAAAGAAGAAGAAGGAGCAAGAAGACAAACTTGCTTCTATCTCTTTTGATTTGCCAACCAAGATGAAGGTAGAAAAGACGGTAAAGACTCTTGAAAAACTTAAAACACAAATTCAACAAAATCACGACAACTGCAATAAAGAAATTGGGTTTTACCATGACAATGATAATTGCCCAGTATGCAAGCAGGCGATTACTGAAGAGTTTAAGAAAGAGCAAGTAGGTTCAAAGAATTCAAAGTTAGATGAGTATACTAAGGCTGTAGGTGAGATTGAAACAAAACTTACAGAAGCAGAAACTCAACTGGAGAAGTTTGAATCTGTTCAAAATGAAATTGCTGATCTTAAGTTAGCCATAGTGCAATCAAAAAGCACATATGAGAATCTAACAAATAACATCAGAGCATTGACAAAAGAACTTGAACAATCTTCTGTTAGCAGTGCAGAGATTGATGTGGAAACAGAAGAGATGGAAAAGATTCAAACAAGAATCGATATCATCAAGGATGAGCGAGTCAAACTACAAGAGAATCTTCGCTGCATGGAGATCGCCTCTATTCTTCTCCGCGATTCTGGAATCAAGGGAAAGATCATTAAGAACTACTTGCCAATCATTAACAAGACAGTAAACAAGTTCTTGACTGCTATGGATTTCTTTGCTCAGTTTAATCTAGATGAAGAATTCAACGAGACAATCAAGAGCCGTAATCGTGATACATTTAGTTACATGAGTTTCAGCGAAGGCGAAAAGATGCGTATCGATTTGTCATTACTGCTGGCATGGCGTGAAGTTGCAAGAGTAAAGAACAGCGCCAACTGCAATCTTTTGATCCTAGATGAAGTATTTGATTCATCGCTTGATGCTGTTGGTGCAGAAGAATTTATGAAACTTCTAACTGGTCTTGATTCGAAGACTAATATCTTTGTAATCTCGCATCGGGCAGATTCGTTGGCTGATAAGTTCTCTACAATTATTACTCTTGAAAAGAAGAAGAACTTCAGTAAACTAAATGTCTCATGATTCTAGCAACACCTGAAGATTATTTGTCTATAGTTGAAGGATGGGAAGATCCCAATCCTAGACCTATTATTACTATAGAAGAAGGAATTCATGTTGTGCGTGATGATCTTCTTGGTGGTGGTTCCAAGATGCGTTTCATCGATCATATGGTAAAGACTTGGCCATATAAAGAGTTTGTGTATGGTAGTTCTCCGGCTACTGGATACGCACAGATTAGTTTCGCAAAAGCAGCAGCAAGACACGATAAGAAGGCTGTGATATTCATGGCTCAACGGGACATGAATAAACTTCACCCATATCAACAAGAAGCAATTGCAGCCGGTGCTGATATGCGTTGGGTTCCTAATGGAATGTTAAGTGTTACTGAAAAGAGAGCCAAAGATTATGTCAAGGAAGATTCTACTAATCGTGTGTTGATTCCGATTGGTGCTGATCATCCTGATGTTTTGGCTTGTATTGTTAAAGTTGCACGGTATAATATCGGAATGATTCCCGAGGAAGTCTGGACTGTTGGATCTAGTGGAACGCTAACACGCGGACTTCAATTAGCGTGGCCATCTACTAGATTCAATGTTGTCACAGTTGGACATAAAGGAGATTATGGTAGAGCAAAGGTCTATGAATGCAAGATACCATTCAATAAGCCAGCAAAAGTTCTTCCACCATTTCCATCTGCACCAACTTACGACGCAAAGGCATGGGAATTTATTAAACAACACGCAAAGGGTATTTCCCTATTTTGGAATGTAGGCGCATGAACAACTACGGTTTCTACGAACGAAATGATTATGTGATTAACTCAAAAGTCAATGTACTTTTTGAGGATCTTCTTGCTATGACTCCAGATCAATTCAAGGAGTGGGTTAAGGAAATGCGTAAAGAGATTCTACACTCTTGGGACACATATGGTTGTCCTCCACGCACTGGAAAGAATGAATCAGATATTGTTGATCAATTTAACAAAATGACAACATATCCAGTTTCTCAGTTTACTCATACAGATGATCTAAACGCAGATGGAACTGTTGATGATGTTATTATCAATAAGGCTAGAATTGGTGGAGAAGCCGATCAGTGGTTCTCCAACATGATGAAGACTCGTATTAATTACACTGAAAAGGATAATGGTTATTCTGTTTATGATCTGTTTGCAGATGACAAGTTCCAAGACCGTGTTGTTCGTGGTGCTATGCGACATCTTCGTCGTGACTCATTTTACAGACATGCTCTGTCTGCTATAAAGCACAACACTAAGTATGCAATTGTTGATGTAGATTCTGGTGAAGAATGGTTAGAGGCATTCTTTGGAAATCCTTCCATCTTTGAAGGGTATGATTTTCTGTTAGAAGAAGTTGAAATCCGCGATGGATTGAATACTGGTTATTTTCAGATTCAGCAGAGTGATATTCTACAAATCACAAAGGATCAGTTTATCAACTGGAAACCTAAGATGTCTTATAGGCACTATTCCACATTTGATTCTGAGAATCTACAAGATGACAAGGTGTATTCCATTCGCATCTATAAGAAAGGTGAAAGAGTATTTCCAGCCGGATTTGCCTCATTCCGTATTGGGTATATCCAAGTTGCTGTAAACTTCCCGCCGCTGACTGCTAAATACTTGTATGAGCGATACACAAACCACATTCAACAAAATAGTCCAATCCATATCTACGATCCTTCAAGCGGCTGGGGAGGTCGCATTCTGGGTGCTATGTCTGTTCGGGATGATCGGGTTGTTCACTACATTGGCACTGATCCTAATAGTGACAATCATCATGCGCCTGGTTCTAGATATGGGGATTTGGCTACATTCTTTAACGAAAAAACTTACAGAAGTAATCCATTCTTTAGTCACACGAATACATTTGAAGTCTTCTGCGAAGGTTCAGAAGTAATAAAAGACAATCCATCTTTCCAGAAATATAAAGGAAAGATTGATCTAGTCTTTACTTCGCCGCCGTACTTCAATCGTGAAGCCTATTCGGATGATCCTGAACAATCCTACAAGAAGTTTAG